CAGAGTTTGGTGTGGTATTGAAAGCAAAAAGTTATTACATATATTTCATCTTCTGGTTTATGATTGGGTGGGAGGTGATAAAATGTTTGAAGGTGTATCTATTACTGATTGGTTGACTTCAATAGGAACTGTTGGAGCCGTCATAGTTTCACTATATTTATCTATTAAAGGTCAAAGTAAACAAGGTGTAATAACGTATAGTACTATTAAAGAAAAGATTATAGAGAATGATAAAGAAAAAGATGTTACTATTTATAAGATATGTTTTTATAACACAGGTAATAAAAATATTTATTTAAGAAAAATGACTGTCAATAGATTAGCTCTCATAGGCAATAAAAAATATATGCATCACAAATATTTGGGTAACAGTGAATTTATTGAAACAGTCGCAGCTGATTCAATAGTTGAAATTAATATAGATTTTGAAGATGATGATAAAATTCGGCATAACTTAGGTTTAAGAACTTACTTTTTAACCAAAGTATGCGTGGAATTTGAAGATGTAACAGGTAAAAAATATAAAAAGTATTTTAATTTACTTAAGTAATTAGATGACAATATTACAGTTTTTTATACATACTGGTCACGTTCATTCGAGCGTGGCTCTTTATTTTGAATTTTGGAGGTGGTGTTTATGAGATATGGCTAATTGGGATGAAATAAAATATGAGTGGGAAACCACAAAGATTACACTTGCTGATCTTGCTGAAAAGCATGACATAAAACTTGGTACATTAAAGAGTCGTAAGAGCCGTGAGAAATGGTCTAGGGATGCAACTGAAAAGGATGCAACCAAAACTAAGGAGGTTGCATCCTTTTCAGTAAGGATGCAACCGAGTCAGAAGCTGATGAAGTCTTACAGGATGAAGCACCTAAGAAGGATGGGCGAGTGAAGAAGAGAAGTGGCAATCCTAATCCACAGAATCAATTCACCAAACGGAACAGGGCTGCTATGATTCATGGCTTGCGAAGTAAGTTCTTATTCGATGAACAAGTCGAAATCATGGAGGCTTTGCAGGACTTCGATGTGGTTGATCAGCTTTGGCTACAAATCGAATTAAGCTTCTCTGATATCATCCGTGCCCAGAAGATTATGTGGGTTGAAGATCCATTTGACCATCTAAAAGAAATCAGTGGTGAGATGGATGCAGAGGGCATGAGCAAGACGGAATACAAAGTTATCTATGCTCATGAACGCTATGAATCTTACATTAAGGCTCAAACAAGAGCATTCGCTGAACATTCCAGAATTATTATCAAGAACGTTTAGCACGTTATTTAGCTGCTCACTTAACTGTTTTAAGTGTTGCAAAAGACCAAACAGTAATTCGTGAAAAAGTAGACGTTATCGAGCGTCAATACAGTGATCCAAATAAAAACATCGGATTGTTAGGAACAAAGTATGGGCAAGAATACCAACGGATTTTGGATGACATAGCTGAATTAAAGCTTGAACCAAAAAAGCATATTAATTTGGTGGTGATTTAATTGGGTGTTCGTATACGTGGGAGTAACAATATTCCGATTATCATTCAATCATTAAGTGAGCTAGGAAAATATGACGTTGAGGTTGGGATATTCGGTAGTGATTCTTTCTACGCTATGATTGCTGGAGTTCATGAATTTGGTATCACTATACGTAAAGAAAAAGGTTCAATAGTGATTCCAGAGCGTTCATTTTTACGGTCCACATTCGATGATAAAAATAAAGAATGGTTCAAGTTTATGAAAAAACAATTAGAGCATGTATTACAAGGTCGGATGGATGCTCGAACGTTATGTGAACGACTAGGGGCAAAGATGGTAGGAGATGTTCAGGTGAAGCTCACTGAATTAAATGATCCATCGAATGCTCCGTCTACTATTGCTCAAAAAGGCTCTAGTAATCCACTGATTGATAGTGGTGGTTTGCGCCAAAGAATCACTTACAAGGTGGTGAGACGTTAATGCCAGAAAAAATGTCGTTCGCTTCTATTATCTTGGAGCAAGGTGTGCCATTTGTTGCCCATTCAATGAGTGAGGGTGGCTATATTGATGGCGAATGGATAAAAGGTCAAGAAGCACCTACTGAATTGACTGGCATTATCCTACCTCTTAGTAACGATGATCTAAAGTATGCAGAAAATGGTACTTATACTGTGAAAGAAAAGAAACTATTAACAGTAGATCAAATACCAGAATTTCTGAAGGTGATATAGACACCATGAATCAGATTATGGATGCCTATATGGGTAATGATTTCATCGGCTTCGAAGAAGGGTGGCGCAATTATAAAAAGCCTGCCACTCTTATTGCAGAAACAAGACCTAGTATATCTCCATTTCCATTCGACCTTGTTCAAAGAATGAAAACAGCTGGTGTAGGGATTATACAGGTACAAGTGCTAAACCTAAATGATCCTGTTATGTATAAAGCTTCTGTTTGTTTAAGTGGAGAGGTTACAACTATTTATCCTTATTACGCTAATACCCCAATTGAAGCAACAATTGAATGGTATCAAGGAGCTTATCAACAAGATGTAGAAACAATAACTTTATATCAAGGAGGTGTGATAAGTGAGTAATACATTCTATTTTATCTTAACAAAGGTTGGAATTGCTAAACTAGTTAATGCACAAATGACACAATCAAAAGTGGAATATTCTCATGTAGCATTTGGGGATGGAAATGGTGGATACTATGAACCTTCTGCTGAAGCGACAGCTTTAAAAAATGAAGTATATAGATCTGTTGTCTCTATCGTTGAACAGGTAAATGATGGAAATAATCAACCTACGAATAGAGTGAAAATTGAATCGGTGATACCGGCAACTGTTGGGAATTTTACAATACGTGAAATAGGGTTAATTGATAGTGCTGGTGATCTAGTAGGTATCGGAAAGTATCCAACTACTTATAAACCTTCCACGGAACAAGGGGCAGCAAAAGATTTAATTGTACGTATCATTGTAGAAACAACGAATGTCTATTCGATTACATTGAAAGTCGATCCATCAATTGCAATAGCAAGTCGTCAATATGTTGATGAAAAAATCGCTTCTATTAACCAAAATATCGAGGACATCGGCAAACTAAATGACTTGGAAATTGAAAATGTCAAAAACGTAGTACAAGCGATTAATAAAGTAAATAAAGATGTAACAGGTGTTAAAGAAAGTTTATCTAATCATTTACTTTCACAAATGCCTCACCGTTTTTTTGATAATGGAAAGTGGTATCGATGGGGGTTCCGTACAGAAAACGGTGATCCACAGGTTATATGTGAGGAGGTAACAGAATGATAATCATCGATTTAGCAACTAAAGCTATGCAAACAGCGATTAAAGCTGTTGTAGATAGTATTAAAACTACCACTGATGACACAAAAACAGATGTGGATATAATTAAACAAAGCGTAGGAACTATCGGTACACAGATAGAAAATAAAGATGCTGGGAAAGTAATAAAAACTCAAATTATCACTTCAAACGGTACTTTTGCAATGCCGCCAGGCGTGACCGAGGTTTATTTAACAGGTGGTGGAGCTGGTGGAGGCGGCTGGTCACGCGATGGTGGCGGTACTGTTACTTACCATACAGGCGCGACAGGCGGCGCAACAAGCTTCGGCGCCCTGTTAACGCTACCTGGTGGCGCCGGCGGGAGCCGTACAGCAGTGACATATGTAGGTGGTGCGCCTGGTGGTCCTGGCGGTGCTGCAGGTAACGCAGCTATTAGTGTCTCATATACTGATGCCGGAAACTCTGGTGGTGCTGGTGGAGGTAGTGGATACTATAGCGGAGGCGGCAAAGGTGCTTACTGCGCAGGTGGTGGCGGTGCCAGCACTGTTTACCATGGCGGCGGTGGTGGTGACTTTGTAATTGACCGCCCTGTAACAGTAACACCTGGTTCTGTCATTAACGTTACTATCGGTATAGGCGGCGATGGTGGTAACGGTATACTAACTGTGAAATGGTGGGAGTGATTAAATGAAATTTGCACTGATACTTTACAATAAAGCACATTGGATTTTTGAATCTATTGAAAAACCTGATTTTGCACCAAATATTAAATTGGTTGATATTACTGGGAAAAATCATATTCAAGAAGGTTGGGATTATAACAGTAAGACAGGTGACTTTTCACCACCAACAGCATACTACAATCCACCACCAATAGATCCATCACCAACAGTTGAAGAAATGCAGGCACAAACGCTTATCAATACAGAATACTTAATTACCATGAATGAAATGGGCATCGAGGGAGGAAAATTATAATGAAGGTATATGACTTATGTAAATTTTTAATTGATCGTAACCGATACAGCTATGACGACATGTTAAAGAAGGTAAATGTCTTCTACGCCAATAATCAGTTGGAAGATGAAGAATATACGCAATTATTAACAAATATGGACTCACAGCAAACGCAAGCATAAGCAAGCGTTATTTTTATTGTCTAAAATTAATTGTTAATAATTTTGTCCGTTATTATAATAATGTTTTTCAAAGAGAGGTGAAAAACATGAGCGACCAAATAAAAGACACAATTTTAAAAGGTGTAACAGCACACGAACTTATTTCAGATGGAAATGAACAACAAGAAACGGTTTTCAGTGAATTTTTTAAGAAGATCGTCAAAGAAGATGTAGAATAACTATTTTATAGGCCTTCCACAATCATCTGTGGAGGGCTTTTATTATGCAGAAAAGGAAGGTGTCAAATGAAAACAGATACATTATACACGTCACTAGTAGGTGGCTCAATGGCATGGTTAGCATACCTTGTCGGTGGCATTGACCATCTAATCAAAGCTTTTATCATCTTCATGGTAATTGATTATATTCTTGGCATCATGGTTGGATTCATCCATAAAAACGTTGAAAGTAAAAAGGCATTTAAAGGTTTGATTAAAAAAACAGCAATGGTTTTAATGGTTATTGCAGCAGTGCAATTGGACTTAGCAACAGAGAGTGGCAACTTCATGCGTAACGCTATGATATTGTTTTTAATCGGCATGGAAGGTATTTCGATGATTGAGAATCTAGGTAAACTCGGAATCAAAGTACCTAAATTTTTAACCAATGCATTAACGCAATTGCAAATGGACAACGATGATAAAAAGGACGGTGGTAATAAATGATTACAGTTTCCCCAGGACATCGAGGAAAGAATACTGGAGCTATGGGATTAATCGACGAAGGAACCGAAGCAATCAACGTAGCAAAGCGTGTAACGTCTATTTTACGTGCAGCAGGTATTATTACAAATTACATTGAGGATAACGTGAGTAAATCGCAGGCAGCAAACATCAAATGGTTGATTGCACAACATAATAAATCGAGCCGAGAAATTGATGTGTCTATTCACTTTAATTCAGTTCCAGGCACACACA